CTCGCGGCCAAGGGGTTCATCAGCAGCGACGCGCACTGGAAGCACTGCGCGGCGATCTTCGCGCAGGCCGACGCGGCCTCGCCGGTGACGTCGGTCGTGATCGGGCGCCGGGCGACGCCGGTCGCCAAGGTCATCACGATCACGGTCGGCGGCAACACGGACGGCGACTACTCGACCCAGGTCAACGCCGACACCCCGCAGGTCTACGCGGCCAGCGGCAAGACGCAGACGCAGATCCGCGACGCCCTGCTCGCTCTGTTCGTCGGCAACGCGACTGTCACGGGAGCATCGGTCGGCGCGAACCAGCTCACCCTGACGGCGAACGCTGCCGGCCTCGACTTCGACGTCACCCTCGCCTCGCCGGGCGACGTGATGACGCAGGCGGTCAGCACGCCCAACACGGGCATCTACGAGGACCTCGACGCGATCAAGGCCGAGGACTTCACCTGGTTCGGGATCATCGAGACCGCGCACAGCAAGGCGGCGATCCTCGACGGCGCGCGGTGGGCGTCCGAGTACCCGGTCAAGTTCTTCGCCGAGACCAACGACTCGGAGGTCAAGAGCAACGCGGCGGGCAACGTCGCCGCGGCGCTCAGGGCGAAGGCGTACAAGAACACCAGCCTGCGCTACCACCACACCGGCAGCGAGCTCTACACGGCCGCCCTGGTCGGTCGGTGCCTCGGCTACGACGTCGGGCAGATCCAGTGGTCGCACCGCAAGCTGGTCGGCGTCACAGCGAGGAACTACGGGGCCGAGGCCGGCGTCGTCGAGGCGTTCGAGCTCAACTACGTCGGGCGCTACGACACCGAGGGCCGCGGCCGGTCGCTCTACAACTACACCTGCGACGGCGGGTTCATCGAGATGGAGATCGGGCGGTGGGTGTGCCGCGCCCGCGTGCAGGATCGTCTGCTGACCCGCCTCGCCGAGAACGACATGACCGCCTACACGACCGAGGAAGGCCGCGCCTCGGGCGCGGCCTGGATCCGCGAGGCGCTCAACGAGCTCGCCACCGGCGGCGGGACCGGGTTCCTGCGCCGCGAGACGATCGAGATCACGAGCGTGCCGATCGAGAACCAGCCGGACGCCAACGTGTCCAAGCTCAAGATCGGCGGCTACAGCTGGACGGCCAAGTGCCGCGTCGGCGTGAACGAGATCGAAGTCACCGGCTACAACTCGATCTGATAGGGGCCAGAACATGAGCGCTACAGTCTCCAACCGGGTAAAGCAGTTCCTCATCAACGGCGTGCCGGTGAGCGTGGTCGGCGGCCTGCAGGGCGGCGACGCCGTCGTGATGGCCCCACAGGGGCAGGTCGCGGTCGGCGTGCGCGGCCTCTACGGCGACGGCGTCCACGTCTACCTCGAGAGCGACGGGCACTGGATCGTCGACGTCAACTGCTTCGAGACCAGCGAGGCGAACAGCGTCCTCGACGTGGCGAACACGACGCGCAAGAAGGTGGCGATCGAGTTCAGCGACGGCGAGAAGACGGTGCGCTCGGGCACCGCGACGGTGATCCAGCTCCCGACCCTCAAGATCTCCGAGTCGGTCGTGATCCACGTCTGGAGGCTCGAGAGCTTCAACTTCAAGGGCACCATCTCGGGCAAGTCGGTGACGTGATGGGCGGGCTGTTCTCCTGGCTCGCGCGCGCCCAGGAGGGCACGGGCGCGCTGCCGAAGTTCGCAAAGGACGAGTCGCCGATGGTCATGCGTCGGTGGTCGCGCTCGGGTCGCTACGCGATCCGGGCGCTCGGCCCGTTCGACGCGCTCGAGCTACGGTTCCGCCTCGCGTCGATGCTCGGCCGCGAGTTGCTCGCCGCGCTGTGGGACATCGCCGTGCTAATCGCGGGGACGGAGGTCGGCACCGTCAACTACCGCAAGATCTACGCCGCGCTGCGCCTCTACACCGCGCAGAGCCCGAACGGCCTGCCCGACCGCAAGGCCGTCCAGGAGGCCGCCGGTGAGCTGTACGCCGAGGCGATCAAGCGGCTGCACGGGGTCATGCCGAACGAGCGCGAGGTCGACCTGTCCGCGGTGATGACGGCGGCCCGGCCGTACTTCGAGATCGTCGGGCCCGCGCTCGGGGCGATCGAGCCCTCGGCGGCGATGGAGATCGCCGAGTTCATGCTCATCGTCCGGCGCGAGGGAGGATCGGGCCTCTACCTCAGCGGCGAGCCTGTCAAGACGATGGACGCGGCCAACAACCTCGTGCCGCACGAGGACGTGTGGCCGATCGTGTTCTGGGCCCTGCTGTTCAACCTGCGCCCTTTTATGCCCGCCGCGAGTACAGCCCAGCCCCGCGGCCGGTAGCAGCAGGAGGGCGATCGGCCCCGTGGGGCCCCAACACCGGCCCGACCTGGCCGGCGCACCGCCTGATCTACGAGCACGGGTTCACGCCTGAGCAGGTGCGCGCGATGACGACCCGCGAGGTCCTCGACGCGAACGAGGCGATCGACGTGATGTACGACGTGCTACACCCGCCCGAGGAGCCGAAGGCCCCGGCCGCGCCGGGGAGGACGCCATGAGCTTTATCCGCGAGCTCGCCGCAAAGCTGGGGTTCCAGGTCGACCTGGACCCGCTGCTGCGCTTCAACGATGAGATCGACGACAGCAAGTCGGGCCTCGAGTCGATGAAAGAGCGCGTGGCGGGGGTCATGGACCAGCTCGCCAAGCTGAACCAGGTGTGGGAGTTGACCTCGAAGGTCGCCAGCACCGCCTGGGGCGTGCTCAAGGACTTCACAGTCGCCGCCGCCGAGCAGGGCGCCAAGATCGCCGACACCAGCGCGCAGCTCGGGATCAACAGCACCGCCCTGCAACGGCTGCAGTACGCCGCCGACGCGACCGGCTCGAGCGCCGACACGATGAACAAGGCGCTGCTCGAGCAGGAGAAGCTGATCCGGGAGTCGGCCAAGGGCGCGACGCCGTTCTCGGACGCGCTCAAGCAGATCGGCCTGCGCGTCGAGGACATCAAGAACATGTCGCCCGAGGAGCGGTTCGGGCGGATCGGAGACGCGCTCTACAGCGTCCGCGACCAGGGCGAGCGCGCCGCGATCAGCCTGGCGCTGTTCGGCGGCGAGGGGTCCAAGATCCTGCCGCTGGCGCTCGAGGGCAGCGCGGGGATCAAGGCGCTCGGCGACGAGGCCGAGCGCCTCGGCATGGTGCTCGGCGAGGACGTGGTCGAGGCCGGGGCCGACTTCGATCAGTCGGTCAAGCAGATGCAGGGGATGGTCCAGGGGATCAAGAACGACATCGGCGCGGCGCTGATGCCGACGATCACCAGCCTCGTCAAAGAGGTCGGGTCATGGATCAAGGAAAACAAGGAGCTGATCCGCGAGAACGTCAAGGGCTTCATCTCGGGGCTGATCGAGGCCGGCAAGACGCTGGCGCCGATCATCACCACCGCCGCGAGCGCGGCCGCGGGCCTCGTCAACGCGCTCGGCGGGATCGGCAACGTCACCGCCCCGGCGATCGCCGGCCTGGGCGCGCTCAAGATCGCCACGCTCGCCGCCGCCGGGCCGTGGGGCATCCTCGCCGGCGCCGCCGTCGCGGCCGGCGTCGCCATCGTCGGGGCGATGACCAAGAGCGAGAAGAAGATCGGCGACGTCGAGCGGGCCTCGGCTCGCCTTGCCAAGACCCTCGACTTCGAGAAGGGTCTCGAGGGCAAGACGACCGCCGACCTGAAAAAGATGAAAGACGAGCTCGCGCGCGAGAAGTCGCAGAACCGCTTTGTGCGCGAGAACGTCGTCGGCCTGACCCCCAAGCAGATCCTCGCGCTGAACGAGGAGCGCAAGCTCGACGTGGAGAACATCGACGAGCGCGAGGCCAAGCTCGACGCGGCGATCAAGGCGGCCGAGGACGCCGACGCCGAGGAGGCCAAGATCCGCGCCGCCGAGGAGGCCCGAAAGCAGGCAGACGCCGACGCCAAGCTCGACGAGGACAACCAGGCGATCGCCGACAAGGTCGAGTACGACTACCTGCGCGGCAAGAAGGGCAAGACCAAGGAGCAGAAGGCGCGCATGGCCGAGTTGCAGAAGAAGCTCGGCATCAGCCCGAAGGCCGGCGGCAAGAAGGAAGACAAGGGCAAGACGGCCGACGAGCTCGTGCTCGCGGCGTCGGGGCGGTCGGCCGGCGGGGTCCTCGGGGCGACCAGCGCGCCGGGCCTGGGGACGACGGTGAACAACGTAGCCATCGACTACGCGCAGGACAACAAGTTCACTTTCACGTTGCCCTACACCGCACAGCGCTCGCCGCAGGACTTCGCGCGCGACGCCGGCCTGATGATCGCGGACAAGCTGACCGAGCAAAACGAGCAGCTCGCCGCCTACCTCAACGCGGGCAAGCCGCTCGGGGGCTGACATGCTGATCCGCTCCAAGACCTCCATCGGCGACATCACGATCGACGCGACGCTCCGGATCTCGCACCGGGTCGTCGCCGAGGTGACACAGCAGCCGATCGAAGAGGGCGCCGACATCGCCGATCACATGCGGCTGATGCCGCAGGGGCTCGAGATCGTCGGCATCATCGTCCCCGACGACCCGTCGATCATCGCCCGCGGCGGCACCTTCGGCGAGAACGCCGAGGCGACCTTGCGCAACCTGTTCCGCGTTCCCGGCCTCGCCAGCGAGGCCCGCGACGTCGAGGCGTGGCAGAACCTCAAGGCGCTCATCCGGGCGCGCAAGCGGCTCGAGATCGTCACCCGCTACGACACCTACTTCATCCTGCCGATCGAGCTGATCGCCGACGAGGACGCCGGGTTCGGGACCGCCCTGCAGTTCACCATGCGTTTCCTTGAGGTCGAGATCGGGTCGGTGCGGTCGCTCGACAACATCGACGACGCGCTCAAGGACACGGTCGGCGGCAAGGTCGGCGGCGACAACCTCGGGCAGCAGACCCTCGGCGGCGAGGAAGAGATCCAGGCGGGCAAGCAGACCAAGCCCAAGCCGAAGGTCGTCAACAGCTTCAACACGGTCTACCAGGGGGCGTGAGCGATGGCGTTCAAGGCGAGGCCGATCCCGGGACCTGAGCAGGCGAGCCGCGGCGAGTTCACGATCGTCGTCGAGCTCGGCACGCCCGGCGCCTCGGGCCTGCCCTACAAGATCGTCTGCCGCTGGAACGTCCGCGAGTCGTTCTGGATGGCGAGCATGTACGACGCGAGCGACCGCGCGATCGTCCGCGACATCGCCGTCCGCTGCGACGAGGACGTGCTCGAGAACGTGATCCGCCCCTACACCCCGCCGGGCGCCGTCGTCTGCCGCGACGTCACCGGGGGCGACCGCGATCCCGATCGGCAGGGGTGGACCAAGGGGATCCGGCTGCTCTACGAGTACGAGGTCGCCTGATGCCCGCGCCGCCCGTCCTCAGCCCGCAGTGGATCCGGTGCAGCCGCCTCGAGGCGCTGCCGGCGAACGGCGGGGCGATCACGACCGAGAACCTCACCGGGCGCGCCGGCGTGCGGATCGCGTTCGACATCGTGCGCGAGATCTCGGGCGAGCCGAACCAGGCGACGATCACGGTCTACAACCTCGCCCGCGACACCAGGGCGCGCCTTGAGGGGCTGCGCGGGCTGCTCGCCCCCGTGCCGGTGAAATGGAGCCTGGGCGGCCTCCTGGCGAGCGACGCGTCGCGCGGGTACACCGGCCCGGACGCCATCAGCGCGGAGAAGGACCCGCCGCCGGGGACCGAGCTGCCCGCGAGCGCGCCGGCGGCCTCCAAGCTGTTCGGCTACGCCTACGTGCGCTTCTACGCCGGATACGGCGGCAAGGTCGGACAGATCTGCGAGGGGACGATGCTGGTGCCCAAGTCGACGCGGGTCGACGCGACGACCTGGGCGACCGTGCTGAAGTTCGGCGACGGCGCCCTCGGGGCGGCCAAGGCCCAGGCGAACCTGTCCTTTCCGGTCGGCACCGAGATCCTCACGGTGCTCCGGCACCTGCTGCGGCTGCTCGGCGTCGGCACGGGGAACCTGTCGGCCGAGACGTGGGCGCGCGTGCTCGGGCAGGGGATCAAGCGGTCCTCCAACCCCTACGTGGTCAGCTCCAAGCTGGCCTGGCCCTACACCCCAAGCGGGGCGAGCGCGTGGCGCGATCTCGAGACGCTGCTCCGGCTGTCGAACGTCGGGTGGGTGATCGACATGGGGCAGTTCTATCTGCTCGAGGCAGACGGCTACCTGCTCGGCGAGGTTGTCGACCTCGGGCGGCCGCTCAAGGTCGAGGACCTCGGCGGCGCGTCTTGGCGCGGGACGTTCTTGCTCAACAAGTCGGTGCGGCCGGGGATCCGCGTCACCCTCGACAAGACCGGGTTCGCGGGGCCATACATCGCCCGGCGCGTGCAGCACACCGGCGACACCCACGGCGGCGCGTTTCACTCGATCGTCGACTTCGTCCCGATCGATCCCCTCGGCCTCGGCCTGGACTTCCTGTGACCGAAAAGACCCTCGTCAAGAACGTCAAGACGCTCGAGGACCGGATCGCCGAGGCGATCCGCGGCCCGGCGATTGCGTTCTTGACGAAGGTCGCGGCGCCGTGGACCAAGGGCACGCAGCAGCCGGTCGTGCGCCATCGGGCGCCGGACGGGCAGACGGTCGATCAGTCGCCGACCCCCGACGCGCCGGTGATGACGCTCGGCGGCGGCGGCTTCGAGCTGTCCACCTGCTTCGACGCGAACGACCCGGTGCTGTCGATTCCGCTCGAGCGCGACCACACCAACTACCTCACGAGCGGCAAGCTCAGCGACCCGGCGTCGCCCCGCCGGCACGACCGCGGCCTTGCCGTCGCCCTCCCGTTCAGCGTCCGCAAGACGACCGCCGCCGCCGCGGGCGAGCTGTTCCTCGGGCACACGAAGGCGGGCCCGTCGTCGATCCTCGAGATCTCGCTCCGCTTCAAGCGCCTCGAGGCCAAGCTCGAGATCCGCGCGGACAACGGGATCAAGATCGGCATCAACGCGACCCGCGGCGCCGCCCGCCTCAACGACACGGTGAGTCGATCGGCCCTGATGGGCACGTGGATGAATCAGGTGACGGTCGGACTCAACGGGCTCGCCCCCGGGTCGGTCACGCCCTACGTCGGCAGCACGATCGGGTCCATCAGCAGCGCGAGCAGCATCGTGGAGGTCGAATGAGCCAGCTCAAGCTGTCCGGGGGAGACCTCGACATCACGAACGGCCAACTCTCCGAGGTCTCGGGCCTCGACGAGATCAGGCAGCACCTCGAGACCCGCCTCAAGACATGGCGGGGCGAGCGCTTCTACGACGCGACCGGCGGCGTCGACTACGGCGAGGTCGTGTTCCCGGCCGAGGACCGCGACGCCGTGCTCGGCGAGCTGCGGCGCGAGGCCCTCGGCACGCCGGGCGTGACCGACGCGACCCTCGTCATCACCAGCGACGAGCCGGCCAAGCTCAAGGTCCGCGGGACCTTCATCGCGTCGCTGACCGAGCTCGACGACCTGATCCGCGCGGAGTTCGGCCCGATCGAGATCGGCCAGGAGGCTTGAGCACATGGCGACCCCACCGACCTATGGACTGACCGCCGAGGGCTACGTCGCGCCGACGCAGGAGAAGATCCGCGCCTGGCTCGCGTCCGAGTGGAAGGAGCTTTTTGGCGCAAACAGCACCGTCGAGGCGTCGAGCATCAACGGCAAGCTGATCGACTTCGCCACGCGGATCGCGGTGACGTACTTCGAGGGCGGCGCCGGGGCGGCGAACGCCGGGTGGTTCGCGGCCGCGCCGGGCGTCGCGCTCGAGAAGATCCTGAGCTTGTTCGCCTTCCCGCGGCTGGCGGCCTCGTCGTCGACGGTGTCGGCGGTCCTCTACGGGACCGACGCGACGATCGTCAACGCCGGCGCGATCGCGTCGGTCGAGGTCTCCAAGGACAAGTTTTTGACGACGGCGGGCGTCACCATCGGCGACGACGACAGCATTTACGTCGTCCGGATCGGCGACGGGATCAGCCCCGGTGACGCCCCGTCCGTCACGATCGCCGGAACGCCCTACAGCTACGTCGCGGGCCTCGTCGACACCAAGACGGACATCGCCCTTGGGATCAAGGCGGCGATCGATCTCGGCGGCGTTCAGGTCGCGGTGTTCCAGCCCGGCGACGACCCCAACGGCGACGCGCTGCTCGTGATCGAGGACAACGGCCTCGGCCCGTTCACGCTGTCGGCGTCGAACGGCGGCGGGTCCGGAGACGTCGAAGCGTACAGCGCGAAGCGGGTCGACTGCGTCGCCGAGCAGACGGGGCCGCGGACGGCCTTCGCCGGCACCCTCAACGTCATCGAGACGCAGGTGACGGGGTGGGACGGGGTCACAAACACCAGCGACGCCGACCTCGGCCGCAACGCCGAGACCGACGCGGCCTACCGCGCGCGCCACCGGGACCAGCTCCAGTCCAAGGGCTCGGCCTCGGCTCAGGCGATCCGCGACGCGGTCGCGCAGCTCGACGGCGTCACCTACGTCGCGGTGCGCGAGAACCCCGACGACGTTGTCGACGGCGAGGGCCTGCCGGCGCACTCGATCCGGGTGACGGTGCTCGGCGGCGACTCGGTCGAGATCTGCGAGACCATCTACAAAAAGAAGGCCGCGGGGATCCAGACCTACGGCTTCTACAACGAGGTGATCGAGGACAGCGAAGGCAACCTCATCACCATCTACTACCAGCGGCCGACCAGCCTCTACATGTGGATCCAGATCGACGTGTCGGCCGGCGAGAAGTACCCGAGCTCGGGCGATCCGCTGGCGACCATCGCCGCCGCGGTGGCCCTGTGGGGCGACATCAACATCTCGATCGGCGACGACGTCGAGCGGTTCGCCCTCGGCACGCCGATCAACACAATCCCCGGCATCAAGGCCGCGACGATCACCATGAACTACACCTTGAACGAGCTCGATCCGCTGCCGCCGCTGTTCGCCGCCGACCTCGTCGTCTCCAGCACCGAGCTGCCGCTGTTCGACAGCTCGCGGATCATCGTGAACCTCGTATGACGATCCCCTACGACCACACCGCGATCCTCGAGGACATCTGGACGCAGTTCCAGAACAGCCCCAACGTCCGCGCGATCCTCGAAAAGTTCTTCGTCGCGCCCGCGAACGAGGGCGAGGACCTGCTCGAGCTGGCGACCAAGCACAACGTCGTCGACGGCTTCGGGCTGATGCTCGACGACATCGGGGCGATGCTCGACGTGACTCGAGAGGAGCTCGGCGGCCTCAGCGACGCCGACTACATCGTCGCGCTGATCGTCCGGGCGCGCTCATCGATCAGCGCGGGCACCCTCGAGGACTTCGCGCAGCTCCTTCGGGCGATCCTCGCCTCGCAGCCGCCGATCCGGATCGTCGAGTGGTTCCCGGCGGCGGTGCGGGTCTACATGCAGGGCATCACGCCGCAGGAGGGGACGCTGCTCGAAGTGCTGCTCAAGGGGGTCCTGCCCGCGGCCGGCGTCAACACGGTCCTGAGCGTCCACGACGACACCTGCATCTCGTTCTACTCGAGCCACGGCCCTGTCAAGCAGGACGGGTGGTTCGGGAGCAGCCACGGCCCCGCGACCGATCAGGCCGGCTGGTGCCACGCGATCAAGCTCTAACCCCCAGGAGACCCACCCATGTCCAAGCCGATCGTCGTGCCCCTCGAGTGGGCGACCAACCTCGTTCACCTCGTCGGCGACTACCCAGGCAGCGCGACGAAGGTGTCGCCCGGCGCCGGCGTCGTCGCGGCGGGTCTGATCCCCGGTGACGTGTTCGCGCCGACCGCCGAGGAACTCAACCACACCTGGAACCTGTGGACACAGTACCTCATCTGGGTCTCGGACGGCACGAGCTCGCCGATCAGCGACCCTTCGATCGTCGAGCGCGACTCGAACGGGGTGGTGTACGCCCAACAGTTCGAGGGGTACCCGGACGCGGCGATCGACCTCTACGGCGTCAGGGGGCGCGCCTTCGGCAACAACGCGGGCGTGCTCGGACAGTCGGGCGCGAGCAGCCACGCCGGCGTCCGGGGCGAGAACACGGGCCTCGGTCCGGGCGGGCGCTTCGACGCCGGCGGCAACAGCGACGGGAGCTGGAACTACGGCAGCGGGTCCGGGGCGGGCGCGCGCGGGTTCGGCGGCAACACGGGCCCCGGCGTGCGCGGGCTCGGCGGCTCCGGCGGCGGCCCCGGAGCGCGGTTCGCCGGCCAGAACGCCGCCGCCGACATCGAGCTCTCGCCGAACGCGAACAACTACGGGATCCAGATGACTCCCGGGGCGACCTGCACGGGCGGGATCTACATCCTCGGCAACGGGCAGGACAGCATCATCCTGTACCCGAACGCCGCCAACCGCGGGATCTTCATCTCGGGGTCGCAAAATCTCGGGGTCGGCGCGGCGTTCATCCAACAGACGGGGACGGGGGACGGGCTGCAGATCTCGGCGGGCGGCGTCGGCAACGGGCACATGTTGCGCCTGACGCCGAAGGTCAACTCGAGCGTGCGGGCGCCGCTGGTGCTCGACGGATCGAACGGCGGGCCCTCGAACATCACCGAGGGCGGGTTCGGGTACGACCGCAGCGCCGAGCGCTTCTACTGCGAGCGCAAGAACGTCCCCGAGCGGCACTACCTCTGGGACGGGCCGAGCGGGCTCAAGCCGGCCCTGTACAACGTCACGGGGCAGGTGACGAACACGAACGCTGGCGTCCCCACGACCGCGATCACCAAGGCGATCAACCTCGGGGCGAACGAGTCGGCGTGGGTCGTGTGTTCGATGAACCTCGGGTGGACCGGCGTCGCCGGCGACGTCACGGTGACGGTCGCCTTCGACGGCGCGCCGCAGTACCAGCGCGACATCTACATCTCGGCCGGCGCCAGCGACACCGATCTCGTCAAGGCGTGCTGGTCGTGGCAGGGCAAGGCGACGGGGGTGACGACCGTCACGGTGACGATCGCCCGCATCGCCGCAAACAGCGTCTGGGCGCGCTTCCGAAGCCTCGTCGCGCTCGAGACCATCCGCAACAGCGATTGGATCTGATCATGCTCCAGTTCACCTACACCCGACAGGCGCTCATCGACTCGGTCGCCATGGTCTACCCGGAGGACAACTACGCCGGTCCCGAGTACGCAGAGATCGCTGCCGTTCAGGCGGCCCGCTTCATCGGCCAGCACTTCGCCGAGAAGTGGCAGACGGGGGGTGTGGACCTCTCCGATCCCGGACAGGTGTACGCGGCAGCGCAGGCGGAGATTACGGCCATCGGACCGTGTCCAAACGAGGGATGCGGCTCGAATCGAGTGGTTCTAACGACATGTCCGAACAACCTTGTTCCGTTCGGAGAGTTCACCGAGCCGGGGCCGTTCTGCCGCAACTGCGACGTGCCGCAGCCGTGATCGCGCGGCGGGCGCCTGGGCACTTCTGAGCAGAGAACTCGAACGCGGGTCTTGCCCGCGGTTCCGAGAAGATCAGGATAGGCCCTATGCGCAGAACCGCACGAGCGATCGCCATCACTCTCGCCGGCCTCGCGGCCATCACTCATCTGCTCGGCTGCGACCCATACCAGCCGTGCGGCGATCCCAAGGACATCTGCCCGATGAAATACGAGTGGAAGAACTACGGGCAGGCGAAGCCGTGGATCTGCGACGCGCCCTCGGCCGAGGGGGGCCAGGGCACGATGGTCTGCACGCAGCACTGCAGCGTCCACACCGACTGCGCCGCCTCGGTCGACCCCGACGTCAACGCGGTGCTCCGCTGCGACCAGGGCGTGTGCGTGCTCGGCTGCCGGCCGGGGTGGACCTGTCCGGAGGGAACCGGCTGCGAGCCGAACGACGAGGCATCGGTCAAGGCGACCGGGTACTACGGGCGATGCTCGCAGGTGTTCGAGGGCGAGCCCGCGCCCGAGCACGAGGGCGACCTCGCCTCCCCGGGCTAAAGCCGCGCCAGCCACACCGCCGCGGCCAGGACGAGCCACGGGAAGATCGCCAGCCCAACGGCGATCCCCGTGGCGTAGTCGTTCCAGGTGCAGGGCGCGGCGTGGCGCTCGAGCTTGGGCAGCGGGCGGAACACCAAGTCAACCTAGCACGGAAAAAACGCGGTTGACCTGAAAAACTGGATAGCTATTATGCCGCGCATGGCCTCGCCGATCTTGCCCGATGGGTGGCACCGCTCGCCGAACGACATCCGCCGCGAGGACCGGCCCATGTGGGCGCTGCTGCGCGCCGGCGAGCCGGCCGCGCTGGTCGAGCGCCGCGCGGAGGGCTGGCACGTGTCGGCCGCGACGACCGACCTGCGCGGGCACGCGGTCGTCGACACCTTCGAGGCCGGGCGCGCCGCGGCCGAGCTGGCGCTGCGCGAGGGCATGGCGTCGGAGGTCTGGGCGCGCGAGTTGGCGGTGCGCTGGTCCGCGGAGTTGCGCCGGACCCTGGGGGGGCCTGCTTCTTCGAGCTCGACCCGGCTCGCGCCGGCCGAAAGGACATGACCAGATGGACAGCCACGCGTACAAGTCGCGCGCCTGGTGGGCGCTCCGCGCCCTGGCCTACGCCGCCGACATCGTCGACCTCGAGGACGCGCGCGAGGCCGGCCGCGGCCGGCCCGGCGACCTGGACCAGATCCTCGTGTGGGCCCGCGAGCTGCGGGCCTGCATGGCGGCCGCCGGCGCGCCGGCCGAGGACGAGCGCCTGACCCCGATCTACGTCGACCGCCGCGGCGAACTGCTCGCCCAGCACCGCGCAGCCTGAGAGGAGCCCGATGAAGTTCACCGTCCCGACGCCGACCCCCACCAACGTCCAGGCCGCGCTGCTCGAGCACCTGGTCCGCACCGGCCGCCCGTGGAGCCGTGGCCTGCTGCTCGACTCCGGCCGCCCGCCGCGCTCGACGACCGTCGACGCGCTGTTCCGCAACCGCTGGCTGTTGCCGGTCACGGTGCGCGCCAAGGCCCACGGCCGGGTCGTGACCGAGCCGATCGGCGTGCTGACGCCGGTCGGGCGCCGCGCGCTGCAGAAGATCGACCCGAGCCTGGCGACCGGCTGGTCCGACGAGGATCGGGTGCGGATGCGCGAAGAGGCCCCGCTCCGCTGCCTCGGTCCCTACGAGACCGAGGAGTGCGAACGGCACCAGGGCGAGCTCGAGGTCTACCGCTGGTCCTGGCGCACGCCCCGGATCGCCGACCCGGCCCGCCACCTGATCGAGATCGACGCAGGCGAGCCCGAGATGGTCCTCGCCTGCCCCCGCTGTCGCGCCGAGCTCTGGGCCGCGGTGCGCAACCCCGACACCCTCGCGCGCTTGCGCGAGTACACGCCGGAGGGCAAGTAGATGGCCGCCAAGCGGATCAAGCTGTCGGTCGGCGACCAGGTGATGATCGTCGGCGACGACAGGACCGGCGAGGCGCTCCGAGGGCGGCAGGCCGAGGTCGTGCGGCGCAAGGGCTGCCCGCCAGGTTTCACCTACGTCAACGTCGCCTTCATCGGCGAGCGCTACATCCACAACGAGCGGCTCCAGCCGATCAAGGAGACCGCGTGATCACGCCGCCGTACATCACCGCTCGGACGGGCGAGGTCGGCTACGTAGTCCGGCCTGCGCCGCGCCGCCCGAACACGATGCGAACTCCGTGGAGAGCATCGTGCGCCTCGGTCTCGACGACACCGAGCGGGAGCGGTTGAAGCCGGTCGCGGGGTTCGAGCGCTCGGTGCCCGGGCGGTACGAGTAGCGCCGCTGGCGCGCGCAGCCGGGCCGGCGCACACTCGCCGGCGATGAGCTCGGTCTCCGGCATGACCCCGCGCGAGGCGATCGCGCGGATGCGCCGCAACCTGGGCCGGCTGTCCGGCGCTGCACTCGACCGGCAGATCCGGCTCGTCAGCGCGACGATCCGCCAGGTGCAGCGCGATCTCGCCCGGGCGCACCGCGGCACCTGGACGGAGATGTCCAAGGCGGCCGCGCTCGTCGTGCTGCGGGCTGGCCTCGCGGACATGTACCGGCGGCAAGGTGAAGCGCTCGGCGAAGACCTGGCCCGCACGACCGACGTCTCGTGGAAGGACGCGCGCGTGTACCTGCGGGTCGCCGACAAGGCCTTTCTCGGCGCGGCGCGCCCGCTCCGGTTCGAGGCCGCGGGCTGGCTCGAGCGCGAGGCGGCCGTGGTCGGGCAGACGCGCCTGGCGAACTACCGGGTCTCGCTGGCGCGCTACGGGTCGACGCTCTCGCAGGCTGTCGAGGACGCCGCGAGCCGGGCCGTTCTGCTCGGCCGCAGCTACGAGCACGCGATCGACGAGGTCGCGGCCCGGCTGCGCGCCGAGGCCGGCCTGCGCGAGTGGGAGATCCGGCGGCTGGTCCAGACCGAGGTGTCGGCCGCGTACAACACGGTCCAGCTCGACGCGATGATCGAGGAGGACACGCCCGAGGACCCGATGCTGAAGCGGCTCGTCGCCACGTTCGACCGCAAGACCGGGCGCGACTCGGTCATGCTCCACGGGCAGACGCGCCCGGTCCGCGAGCCGTTCTACGATGCGAGCAGGGGCCGCGAGTACATGGCGCCGCCGAACCGGCCGCACGACCGCGAGATCGTCGTCGGCTGGCGCAAGGGGTACGGCAAGCCGCCGCCGGCGACGCACGACGGCCACCCGCTCAACGAGCCGGGCGAGGACGGGGAGCCGCGCCTCGCGGCGAGCGCCAAGCCGCCGAGGGACCGGCCCGCCGCGCCGGGCATGCCGAGGACACAGCGGGCCCGGAACCTGCGCAGCGGGGACGTGCTCGCTGTGCCGGGGCGCCCGCGCATCGCATCGGTTCGCGAGACCGAGAGCCGGGTCGTCGTCGAGACCGACACCGGCTCGCGGCTGCTGTTCGCGCTCGGGACCATCGTCTCGGTCATGTCCTGACGGTCAGGTCAGGCGATGCCGAGGGCGTCGAACACCGCGTCGATCTGGTCGGCGCGGCGGGGCCGCTCGGCGCGCAGGCGCCGGCGCAGGTCGTCGTTCACCATCCCTGCTCGGCGCAGGACATCGACGGCTTCGGCGGCGAGCGCGTCGCCCGAGGCCAGCACCCCGGGAAGCTGGCGCACGAGGGCGTCGCCGTCGGGCAGGTACCGCATGAACCGGCGCAGCTCGTCGGCGGAGAAGCACGACAACATGAGCGCCTGCAGCGCCGCCCACGGGTTCGACGACTGCCCACCGCGCAGCGGCGACTTCGGACGCTCGGGCGTCGCCAAGCCGCCGGCCTGCGGGCGCCAGACGAGCCGCGCGTCGAGCGTGTGGAGCTCGAACTTGTCGGCCTTCGCCATGACGGCGATCCGCTGGCGCAGCGCGGCGTCGTCGCGGACCGACGCGAAGACCGCGTCCTCGGGGCGCCCGTCGAACAGGCCCCGGCTGTAGCCGTAGCTCGCCAGCCGCAGGCCCTCGATCCCGAGGTCGGCCCACGGCACGAGCGAGATCGGGTCCTTGCCGTCCTGCAACGCCGAGCCCGTGCGCGGGTTGCAGAAGATCCGCGGGGCGAGCACCTCACGGACGTCGAGCACGCGCAGGCCGGCCCAGGTCGAGTCGACCGGCGCGCCGCTGGCCGCGTGCGCCAGCATGGCCCGGGTCGCCATGACGTTGATCGCGTCGCTCTCGGGCTGCTCGGCGGTGCCGACGACGACGCGCGTGATCCCGACCTCGGGGAGCGCGGCGATCCGCGTCGGGTCCGCGGCGGCGGCCTCGAGGGCCCGCGCGGCCCGGGTGGCGACGTCCGGCGGCTCGGCGATCTGCACGTTGACCGTGGCGGGCGCGGCGGCCGGCGCCGGCGCGCTCTCCTGCGCCGCGGCGACGAGCAGGGCCGCCTTGCCGATCGTGAGCCCTAGGCCGAGCGTGTCGGAGGCGAGCATCGGCGCGGTCAGGACGCGCACCGCGGCGGGGTTGTCGAGGTCCTGCGAGCGCAGGTCCTCGCGCTGCTTGTCGGATAGGAAGGGGAGCGATTCGAGCCAGGTTGTCATCGACGCCGTAGACGTGCCCCGACTCGCCGCATTCGATCAGGTCTCGGGCTCGGGCTGCGGCGCGGTCGGCGGGGTCCTCGGCTCGGCCGGCTGATCCGCCGGCGTCGGCTGCGGCGGCGGTGCGGGTCGGCACGGATGGAGGATCACCGCGGGGCCCGCTACAACGGCAACGGCCCGGATGAACGAGGAGATTCGAGAGTGCGATTTCGGTGTCGTGGTCGTGGAAGACATGCCCGCGATCTACCAGGGCCCGCCGTTTGTTGACAGGGGACGGCCCGGACAGCAGGTTCGCGCCCGTGCCTACCCCTCCGACGCCGACCGGATCGCAGCCGAGCGTGCGCCGTCGTCGACCTGCACGCGGCCGAGTCTGGCCGGTCCTGCTCGGGTGGGCGTCCTACGCGGTCGCGCTGGCGTTCGTCGGCACGGGCTGGTGGCTCGGGAAGCCGCTGACACCGGAGCTGCTCGCGGTGCTGGCGGCCTTCCTCGGCTTCCAGGCGCGGACCGACGGCGTAATGTGGCGGCGCCTCAAGGGGCACGACTCGGCGGTCCAGGCGATCGCGGAGCACCGCGGTATTTCGCCGGACCGGGTCGCCTCGGTGTACGACGTGGTCGACGAGGAGATCGCACGCGAGCAGGCGGAGGAGCGGAAGAGGCCGCCGGCCAGGCCGACTACTCGGAGGACCCAGCGATGAGCAAGCCCGACACCCATCCTGCCCAAGCTTCGGCGACGGGGCTCGCGCTGGCCCCGTCCGCGACCGTGATCCTGCTGCCGGCCCGTGTCCCGCTCGAGGCGCCGACGATCCCCGCGACGATCGTGCAGCCGTGGGAGCGGGTCGTGCCTGGAGCGCTCGTGCTCTTGATGGCGGTCGTCTGGTTCTTCTCGGTCGCGCCGACGCCGTGAACACGCGCGCGCCGGGCCGCGTCGTGGGTGGCGTTGTCGTACCGCCACCATGCATTCGTCGGCCTGCTGCCAGGTAGCAATAACGCACTCGTCGGCGGTGCGACGTTCGCGGAATGCCTTGAGCGCGTCCGCACCATGCGCGAGATGTCCGGCGGCGCCGTCAAGCTCGTCGTCGCGTGGGCGCAGGACTGCAGGCCCGTGACCCGCATCGAGGCGCTGCAGCTACAGGGGCTCGACGGGCTGTGGGTATTCGACCCGCAGGGCTACCGGCTGCCGGGGCCGGCGCAGAAGCCGATGCACCCGCGGGTCGTTCGCAGCGATTTCGCACTGCCCACGCCATTCCCGGAGCCGCGGCCCGAGCCGCTCGGCTGCAACTGCGAGGTTGCAGGCGCGCGCAATGCGTGGTTCTCTGTCGGCGATGCAATTGCACTCCACGACCACGACATCGCACCGCGAGAGCGGGGCTCCCGACATGGTGCGCCGCCGCTCCAGGCTGATCATGCGGACGGCCAAGCTCCTCCTCGAGACCATGGACGCGCTGCTCGACCTGCTGCGGAACCGGTACCGCACCGGGGAGGGCGCGGACTGGATCGCGGACACGATCGAGGAGTTCGAGGGGGCCCGGAATCCGGCGGAGCTCCGTGAAGCGCTGGCCGAGTGCCTGCTCGTCTACCGGCCGGGCGTCATGAAGCCGCCGCGGATCGACGAGCTCGTCGGCATGTGCCTGAAGACGCTGTTCGCGATGACCGAGCCGGACGCGACCGATTTGCCGGGAAAGGCCATGGCGATCCGAGGCGCGTGCATGCGCATGTCGGACCCCTACGACGCGCAGCAGAAGCAGCTCGCCCGCTTCCCGAGCGGCGTCTACATCCTCGCCCCGGGCGGCTACACGATCGCGCACCAGGCGATTTCGGAGGTCTCGGAGGCGTCGCCGGAGACTTCGACGAGCGTCAAGAGGTCGCCGGCGGGCAAGGTGAGGAAGAGGCAGGAGCCGACCGGGCAGACCTGCGTCCCGCTCGACTGAAACGTCAGCCGGACCTTGATGGCCGGGCCGGCCTTGAGGCGGAGCGCGAAGACCTTGGCGGCGAGGCCGGACGCGAGCGCGTTCAACGAGACGTAGGCCGCGCCGAGAACCCGGTCCTGCATGCTGGCCCGGTGCCAGGTGCCCGACTGGTAGCCGCTGGAGAGGGCGAGGTCGACGAGGACCTTGGACGCGTCCTCGAGCGGCGAGGGCTGGACCGAGAGGACGCCGGAGCTGCGGACCTGGACGCGGGTGGAGGACATGGCGCGGAAACTACACCACCGGCCGCCGCCGGCCATGAATGACGAGCTCGGCGCCGCCGCGCAGGACCTCGACGAGCTGGGTGCAGCAGCCGAGGGTACACCACGGGCATTCGGCGCCGCCGCCCCGATCCGTGGCGAAGAACACCCGGACGACGCCGCGCTCGCGGTCGGGCTGCGGGTCGGCCGGGTGCATGTCGGCGTTCGGCTCGGCCTGCTCGGCCCAGGCGAGCGCCGACTCCGGCGTCCAGGCCGGGACCTTGTCGCCGGGCTGCAGGTCGTCGCTCACGCCGACCCGTCCGCGGCGGTGTCCACCTGCTCATTCTCCGCCAGCGCGACGCGACCGGCGGGCTTGATCCCGTCGATGCTGCCCAGCATGGCGATGAAATCGGAGAGCGGCATGCCGAAAGGCTGGCCGTTGTGCCGACCGATGACCGAGGGCGGCGCGTCCTTGAAGTAGGTGTCGAGCTTGGCCGGATTGATGATGACGATCTTGTCCTCGTCCCCCGCGAACATGTCGCCGGGCTGCAGGTTGTAGGGGTCAGGCGTGATCGCCCCGAAGTAGCGCCCGCCGCCGGTTGGCGCTCGAAGGCCCGGGGCGACTCGGGCCTTTCGCGTTTCACCCAGCGGCACGGCTTATTGCAGGCCGTTTTTACTCAGTTCGGGCTCGACGAACCCGTGCAGGACGGTCAGCGCGAGCGCGTCCGCCGGCGAGGCCTCGTGCAGCCGCCAGCCGGTCAGCTCGCCGTCGACCGCGACGCACTCGGCCACGGCCGCCCGCGGGTCGTCGCGCAGCTCCAGCCGGTACCCGGCCTCGTGCCGCGGGCTCGCGTCCTCCCGCAGCGCGACGAGCCGGTCGCCGACGCGGCTGTCCGCGGGCATGTAGCGCGGGTCCGGGGCGTCGAGCAGGTACAGGTCGCAGCGGGGCTCGTGCTCGGACCAGTGCGCGCGGAGGATCCAGCGCGCGGGCGGCGGATCGGCGTCGGTCGTCATGACGAGGAAGCCGACGACGTCGCCGGCGATCGGGGGCTTGGGGAGCGGGCGGTAGGGCATGAACTACCAGTCGCCGCGCAGGGCCGGTCGATCTCCGGGCCGCGACACGCGCGAGCTCACGGGCGTGTCGCCGGCGGGCGCGGCCACTCGATCCGGTGGATCACGAGCAGGCGTTGACGAGGGGCGCGCTGGCTTGGGACAGGTCGCACGTGAGGGTCGCGGTCTCGCCCTCGTAGGTCATGTTGATGGTCGTCATGGGTCGGGGTCTCCTTCGGGTTCAGCGGGTCACACCGGGCGGCCGCTGTGGGTGCTCACGTCGGCCTCCTTGGCCTCGCGGCGGGTCTTGAACGGGCCGGCGAGTCGCACCGAGCCCGCGGCCGCGTAGGTGCCGGCGTCGGCCCCGTGGCGGCGGTTGAAGCGCCGCAGGGCCTCGAGCGCGGCCTCCTCGGAGGGGTGCGGGCCGCGAGCCGGGGCCGGACCGGAGCCCCAGACGACGAACGTGTACCAGGTGCCCTTGTCGGCCTCGGGGGCCTGGCCAGTGCCGGAGCACTGTTGAGAGCCCGCGGTGTGGGGCTTGAACTGATCGTCCGCCCGTCCGCCTGAGACGCTGTGTAAAATCGCACAACTGGAGACCACGACCCATGACCGCCACGACCTCCGCCCGCTGCCCCGTCTGCCACCGCTCCGCGCCGCTCGCCGACGGTCAGCCGGTCCCGGCCCTTCGAGGTCGGCATGCGGAGCGCGGCGCGGGCGGCCTCGAGGTCGGCCGTCGTCCCCTTGCCGGGGCAGCGGTAGACGCAGGCCCGCTCGCGGGTGCCCTCGACGGGTCCGGCCGCAAACCCCCGGTGTCC